TCCACTAGCACTGCTAAATGTAGCTGCCACGGCTGGAGTTGTGGCACCTAAAGCTGTGGTGAATATCTGGATATTTGTACCACGGGCACTATCAGTAAAGTTTTCTGCAGCCACAGCATCTAGTCGTCCAGTTGAAGCAGTTCCAAAACTAGTGGCACCAAATCCACGTCCTGTGAATTGAGCCAGTGTATCACCTGACTGAATTGCTGTTGGACTGGCAGCAGTGCCCCTAGCACTTCGTCCAGTAAATGCCACATATTGCGCGGCACCTACACCACCAAATGAGTCCTGAACAATACGAGTTTGTGCTCCATCTGCTCCACTTATGTGTAGATCTGCTCCACTAACAAGATTGCCGGCTACAATAGAGTAACTCACAGTTTGTGGAGCAGATAAAATATTAAGTTCAGTATCTGGAGTATTTGTACCTACACCAATAGCACCATTGGGGCCAGTAACAATATTACCTGTGGCACTAACTATTCCAGCTGTGCTGATGTTACCACCAATAATGTTGCCAGTTGCCGATACCAACCCGGCTGTGTTAATATTGCCGCCAGTTATGTTACCAGTAACAGACTGTAACCCAGTGATATACCCACCAGTTGTGGCCCATACTGCTACGTTGCTTGTACCGCCAATTGAAATGTTAGCATTGCCGCCACTTGATCCAATGTTGGCTTCACTTGTGCCATTATAAATTTTGCTGGCACTTAGTCCAGTTAGTGCGGCACCATTACCAATAAAATACGGTGCTGTGATATTACCTGTAGCACTAACTACGCCAGACACGTATTCGCCGGTAGTAGCAAACACTGCTACGTTTGATGTACCACCTACACCCACAGTGATGTTGGCACCAGATCCAACCACAGTAACATTAGATGTGCCACTATAGATCTGTGTTGGGCTTAGACCAGTTACAAAATATGCGTTACCTAATAGGTAGCTAGCAGAAACGTTGCCAGCGGAGGTTACGTTACCAGTCGCTGATACTACCCCGCCAGTTACTAAGTTGCCTCCTGTGACGTTTCCAGTTGACGAAATTAAACCAGCAGTGGTTACGTTGCCACCAATTACGTTGCCTGTGGCACTAACAGTTACGCCCTGTACCAAGGCAGCACTGATCAAATTGCCACCGTTTACGTTGCCAGTTACTGACACAGTAGTACCTGTATGTGTAGTTGCGTTGACGTTAGCGCCGCCTAAGATGTTACCACCTGTGATGTTACCAGTCGCCGAGATCAACCCGCCTGTGAGCAAGTTACCACTTGTGGTATTGCCGGTAACAGCTAAACTACCTAATGTGCCTACTGTGGTAATATTAGTTTGGCTTGCTGTAGTCAATGTGCCCACAATGCTGGTACCACTTAAATTGCCGCCAGTGATATTACCAGTGGCTGTAATTAATCCAGCAGTTACTAAATTACCACCTGTGATATTGCCAGTTACGTTAACAGTACCACCAGTATGTGTTGTAGCATTAACGTTAGCACCGCCATTAATGTTACCACCGGTGATATTACCAGTTGCTGATATTAGTCCAGCAGTTAAAATATTTCCGCCTGTGATATTTCCAGATGCACTTACAGTAGTAGGATTAATTCCACCAGAAATAGATATGTTGCCGGCTGTTAAGTTGCCTGTTGCCGAAATAGCACCACCTGTTATAATGTTACCCCCGGTAACATTACCAGATGCGCTTATGCCAGTGGTTCCGTCTAGTGTAATTGCCATTTAATTTGTCCTTTTATACTCATATTTACCGTTATGTCGGAGTAAAGATATACAATGTTGAGCTAGATGGTACAGTTACCGAAACCCCGTTACCAATTTGTAGCGGACTTATTACCAACGAGTTCATGTTATCTGCAACCACAGAATTTGCAGTTATTACTTTAGCAGTTGATAGCAGTCCATTTATGTTAAGTGCGCCTAATACATCAACTCTGCCTGGTGCAACCACTAAAGCATCTGCGATTCCGTTAACTGAAGTACTAACATTTCCGCCAGCACTGTTAATTGACACATTGCTATTGCCATTTGATAGGCTAGAAACTGTGCTTACAATACCAGTTAGTAAAGCACCGTTACCTAAAATATAATTGCCTGTAACATTGCCAGTGGCACTTACCTGCCCGGCTGTTACTATATTACCACCGGTTACATTTGCACCCGCACTAACAATTCCTACACTGATTATGTTTGCACCAGTTACATTACCAGTTGCTGATAAATTAAAAGCGTTAATTAAGTAACTGGCAGTTACAGTATTTCCATATATTCCACCAGTGGCACTCACTGTTCCGTCTGTAGAAATATTTCCTGCAGATACTGCAAATCCGGTAATATTGCCTGCGGCGCTTACTTGTCCAGTTGTTACAACATTACCACTGTTTACGTTACCAGTGACACTTAAACTGCCCAAAGTACCAACAGTGGTTAAACTAGAAGTGGTGACATTTGAACTAAGGGTTGTGCCCGTGATTAAACTTGCCGGGGCATTAATACTGGCAGTTCCGGCTGCTGTGAGTTGTCCTTGTTGATTAACTGTGAACGTAGCAATTGCAGTAGAATTTCCGTAGCTACCTGTGGTCACTGCTGTGTTGGAAATACTAAATGTAGTTCCAGTTAATGTTAGACCTGTGCCAGCATTATATGTTCCTGCGCCCGAAAACTGTGTAAACGTGATGGCTGTTGTGCCAATTGTAATTGGTGAGCTACTGTTATTTGTACACACCCAACCAGTGTCGCCGTTAGTTGTTCCGTATTCAATGAAAGTGAATGCCGAATACATTTCACTGGCTATGTTAAAATCTGTGGCGCGAGTCAATACATAGGCAACACCAACAGCACCTGCTGTGGTACACAAATAAATACCATTGTAGGCAGCACCTGGACTGCCTGATTCATTCTTAACTAGAACACGATCGTTTAATGCAACTGTTTGTCCATCAATAGTCAGTGCGCCAGTTGCAGTACCTGTGATTGTTGCTCCAACTCCGCTTGATCCATTGTTATAGGTATATGCTGGCAGTCCAGCTGTTGTAGCCAAATTACAAGACGCTTTTGCATCAAGTCCTTGTGCCACAGTGTCAACATAATTTTTTGTGGCAGCGTCTTGGTTTTGTACAGGATCTGCTACGCCTGTAATATTTTTGCTATTGGCTGTGATATTACCGCTAGGTGCTAGATTCAGTGCCCCGGTTGAAGTAATTGTAACCGCAGTTCCAATAATATTATTGGTATTAACGTTTGCACCAGTGATGTTACCTGTGGCGCTCAACTGTCCACCAGTTATCAAATTACCACTGGTAGTATTACCTGTAACACTTAAACTACCTAATGTTCCAACACTGGTGATATTTGTTTGTGCGGCAGTGGTTAGTGTACCAACAATGCTAGTACCTGATAAATTACCGCCAGTGATGTTACCAGTAGCACTAACAGATCCACCAGTTACCAAATTAGCACCAGTGATGTTGGCTGCTGACGTAATTGTGCCTGTGGCTGTGATTAAACCGGCTGTAATTAGATTACCACCTGTAACGTTACCAGTTGCCGACACTACACCGGTTACATATTCACCTGTGGTGGCAAATACTGCCACGTTTGCTGTCCCGCCTACCCCAACTGAAACATTCCCGCCAGAACTCACCACAGTTACATTACTGTTTCCTAGGTTAATGTTTGCTACACTGGTAATGACACCGGTTAGTAACGCACCGTTACCTAAAATATAATTTCCTGTAACGTTACCTGTTGCTGATACTAGGCCGCCTGTTACTAAGTTGCCACCTGTGACGTTGGCAGTAACACTGAATCCAGTGTCAAGGAATGTTGCACGTAATGTTCCATTAGTAGATACACCAATGTTACCATCAGATACCAAATAAAGACCAGAATCAGATGCAACATCATTGATGAATAACAAACTTGGCGCGGCTGCCGTACCATTGCCAACAGCTACTCTGTTACCAAGTATGTTGCCTGTTGCACTAATGCCCGCTGTAGTAAACGTTACTACGTTTGGGGTGCCAGCAACACCAACAGTAACGTTGCCACTTGCGGCCACTACCACGTTGGATGTGCCGTTGACAATGCTTGAACCGGCTGCTACTGTTATACCAGTTAATTGAGAACCATTACCAATGAAATAGTTACCGGTGATGTTGCCTGTGGCACTGAATGCACCACCATACGTTAGTGGTCCTGATCCTGCACGACCTAACTGTGTATTATCAGCATTACCAAATACAACATATGCGTTGGCAGCGTTCTGTTGTCCGCGAATACTCACGGTATCTGCAGTATTAATGTCGCCAAGCCAGGCGTCGTCGCCTACTTTGAAGTTTGTACCTTGTCCGTTGTTGGTGGCGGCAACAGAGTTTGCTACAAGTCCTGCTGTAGTAAATGTTGCTACTGCGGCTGATCCTGCAACACCAACTGTGACGTTACCATTGGCAGCCACAACTACGTTTGATGTGCCATTAACAATGCTTGAACCGGCTGCTACTGTTATACCGGTTAATTGTGATCCGTTACCAATAAAGTAACTGCCAGTTATATTACCTGTGGCGCTGATGCCAGCAGTACTTGGGAAAGACACCACGTTACTAGTGGAGTTTGCTTGTAACATGATGCTGGTTGCGCCAACACCATTTTGATAAAACAGTCTAAAAGTATTACTGGAATCAGTATCTAAGTTCCAGGTTGAATTAGCTTGTCCAACTAAGCCGTTGACGTTGGCCCAGGCCATGACCAATTGGCCGCCTTCAACCCCATTGGAATTAATTATTATGTTGTTGTTAGCCGATACTATCTGAGATGCAATGATATTGGCACCGTTGATATTACCAGTTGCAGATACTAAACCGCCAGTAACAATGTTTCCACCTGTAACATTACCTGTTACTGATAAAAATTTATTACTAGCAATTACACTTATTGTATTAGCGGCAGTTTTATAAAAAAGATTGCCGTCGGTGTAGTTTAGTGCTAGTTCACCTTCAGTTAAATTGGCAACTGTTGGTACTGCATTTGCAACCGACGATCTTTTAAGTATTACTGTATTAGTCATTAGTTAATTACAATTAATTAGTACGTTCCGCCATCAATGGTAGAACTTACTGTTAATACAGAATCAGTTCCCACATACATCCCGCCCGCATAAACATTGCCAACTACCCCAACACCGCCTGCAACACGCACTGCACCTGTTAAAGTTGATGTTGCTGTAGTTGCCGAAGTTATATTTGCAAAAGATGTAACAATTAGAGTTGCAACGTTAGCAGTACCGCCAGTAGTTAAATTACCGCCAGTAATATTACCGGTTACAGATGCTATACCACCCGTGATTAAATTACCACCCGATACGTTGGCAGTTGAAGTGATGTTACCAGTAGCAGTAACAATACCGCCTGTAATTACATTTCCGTGTGTACCATTGCCAGTGGAACTCATAATACCAGCAGTGATAATGTTACCACCGGTGATGTTACCAGTTACTGTGGCCAATCCAGCAGTTACTAAGTTACCACCCGACACGTTAGCAGTTGAAGTGATGTTACCAGTTGCTGTAATCAACCCAGCAGTTGAAATATTACCACCAGTGATGTTACCAGTTACAGTAGCCAATCCACCCGTGATCAAATTACCACCCGATACGTTGGCAGTTGAAGTGATGTTACCAGTTGCTGTAACTAGTCCTGCTGTTATTAAATTACCACCCGATACGTTGGCAGTTGAAGTGATGTTACCAGTTGCTGTAACTAGTCCTGCTGTTATTAAATTACCACCTGTGACGTTGCCAGTTACAGTGGCCAGGCCAGTTGTTATTAAATTACCACCTGTGACATTACCAGTTACTGTGGCTAATCCACCAGTTACTAAGTTACCACTAGTGACGTTACCAGTTACACTTACAGTTGTACCTGTAAATATAGTAGCATTAACATTGGCACCACCCATGATGTTGCCACCAGTAATGTTGCCACTAACACTTAAACTTGTACCAGTTGCGGCACCAATGTTTGGTGAAGTAAGCACTGCACTTGCTGGAATAACCAGTTGATTGCTACCATTGACACCAATTGTAGGATTAGCATTTGAATCTGTGTTAACATTGAACTGCGTTCCTGTTAACGACAATGCATTACCAGCGGTATAAGTACCTGCTCCAGAAAATTGACTAAAAGTAATTGCAGTTGTGCCAACTGTGATTGGTGTACTACTATTATTAGTACATACCCAACCAGTGTCGCCATTTGATGTTCCGTATTCAACAAAAGTAAATGCCGAATACATCTCAGCAGGCTGGTTAAAGTCAAGTGAACGTGTTAAAACATATGCTGTGCCCACTGCGCCAGCAGTTGTAACCGTATAGATACCGTTATAAGCCGCGTTACCTGATGTTTCGTTTTTAACTAAAATACGATCATTTGCTACTGCTAGTTGTCCGTCAACTGTCAAGTTACCAACTGCATTCGCTGTAATAGTTGCGCCAACACCGCTTGTTCCGTTATTGTAAGTGTATGCTGGTAAAGTTGTTGCTGTAGCGAAATTTACTGATGCTTTAACGTCTAAACCTTGTGCCACTGTATCAACATAGTTCTTACTTGCGGCATCTTGTGCTTGGATTGGATCCGCCAAGTTATTAATGTTTTTGCTGTTTACAGTAATGTTACCGCTGGGCACCAATGCCAATGTACCAGTAGATGTAATTGTTACGCCAGTACCAACAATATTGTTGGTATTAACGTTGCCACCAGTGACGTTTCCTGTGGCACTAACTTGGCCAGTTGTTGTAACATTGCCGCCAGATACGTTGCCTGTTGCGGCAACTTGTCCACCAGTAACTAAATTACCACCTGTAACGTTTCCTGTGAAACTTGACTGACCTGTTCCGCTAATATTACCAAATGCTACGTTACCGGTGTATGTTGCTGTTCCAGTAACAACCAATGTTCCAACGTTGGCTATACCAGCTGTGGTCAAGTTGCCACCTGTAACGTTAGCAGTTACACTGACTGTGGTACCTGTATGCGTTGTGGCATTGACATTGGCTCCACCCATGATGTTGCCACCTGTGATGTTGCCAGTTGCTGATATTAGTCCAGCTGTGAGTAAATTGCCACCTGTAATGTTGCCAGTTGCTACAACTTGAGCACCTGTATTTAAATTACCGCCTGTAACGTTGCCAGTAGCCAATACTCCTGCTGAAGTATTGATGTTGCCTGTTGCTGTAATCAATCCACCGGTAACTAAATTGCCGCCGGTTACGTTACCACTTGCACTCAGGCTAGCGGCACTAAATGCACCAGCAGTTGAAATATTACCGCCAGCTATATTACCAGTTACATTTAAGTTTCCAGTAACGTTGCCAGTGAACGAGCTGGTGCCGGTCACTGCCAATGTGCCAATGTTGGCTGTTCCTGTTGTGGTTAAATTACCACCTGTTACATTGCCAGTAACACCCAGTGTGGTAGCAACTGTGGCTGCTCCAGTAACTGCTAATGTGCCAATGTTGGCAATGCCAACGGTGGTTAAGTTTCCGCCAATTATGTTACTAGTTGCTGATACTAAACCAGCAGTATTAATATTGCCGCCGGCAATGTTACCAGTTACAGATGCTAACCCACCAGTTACCAAATTACCACCGGTAACGTTAGCACTAACGCTAACGCTAGTGCCAGTTGCGGCACCTATGTTTGGTGTTGTTAGTGTTGGTGATGTAGCTAATACCACATCGCCGGTACCTGTATATGTTGAAAAATCAGTTAGTCCAGATTCCCAATCGGCAGCTGTGGTCAATGCAGTACCAACACAGGTCACCATGGCTGTAACACCAGGTGGTATTGTAATAACTGCGTTTAATCCAGATGATTGAACGGCAAGATTACCAGTGCTGTTGTTGACAATATGGAAAGTCCAACCAGTTTGTAATGTACTTGTAACAGGCAACACCACTGTTTGTGTGCTTGTGCCTGTAAACTGTTGATAATAAGAACTTGTGTTTGTTAATGTAGTTGTACCGGCTGCTGTTGCAGTTGAAGTATAACCCATAAATGCGGCCATTGCCGCTGGTGCTGTGGTTTTTCCAGATCCACCATATGCTAACCCTACCGCAGTTGCAGACCAAGTACCAGTTGCAATATTGCCTAGAGCAGTAATGTTAGTTTGACTTGCTGTGGTTAACGTACCAACAATATTAGTACCACTTAAATTACCACCTGTGATGTTACCAGTTGCTGATATCAGGCCAGCGGTGTTAATGTTACCGCCTGTGATATTTCCAGTTGCAGATACTAAACCGGCAGTATTAATGTTACCGCCAACTACGTTACCGCCAACGCTCAAACTAGTTAATGTGCCAACTGTGGTTAGACTTGAAAAGATTACATTTGAGCTTAGTGTGTTACCGGTCAATGCGTTAGCATTAACTGCACTAGCTGTAACACCTGTTAACTGACTGCCGTTACCAATAAAATAGTTACCGGTTACGTTACCTGTAGCACTAATCAATCCAGCAGTTATTAAATTACCACCTGTGACGTTAGCAGTAGCATTAATATTGCCAGTTGCACTGATTAATCCACCTGTTAATACATTACCACCTGTGATATTGCCGGTTACGCTTGCAGTACCACCTGTGGATAAATTGCCGCCAGTGATTGTGCCAGTTGCTGTGAGTAATCCACCTGTGAGTAAATTACCACCAGTGATGTTCCCAGTAACTGTGGCTAATCCACCGGTAACTAAATTACCACCAGTTACATTGCCACTGACACTTAATAAACCAGTAATGTATTCACCAGTTGTAGAAAATACTGCTACGTTAGACGTTCCGCCCGGACTTATGCTAATATTTCCGTTATTATAAATCTGTATATTTGCAGTACCATTTGCCAAACTTGAGGTTGAAATAGTAGTATTGCTTGCCGATGTAATTCGACCATATTGATCAACTGTAAATACGCCAACGTTGGTAGATGACCCTGATGTACCGCCATATGTTCCAGCGGCCACGCCAGTTGAGCTGAGCGTAGCATTAATAGTACTAGTTCCAGACCCTGTAATATTGCCAGTTAATGTGATTGTTTGATTTTGGGTAAGCTCAAAGATTGCTGGGACGCCGGTATCAATTTTAGTGTACAACTTACCATCATAGGTATTAATGGCAAGCTCGCCCAGCGCAAGGTTTGCAGTTGTTGGCACAGCATTTGCTACGCCTGATCTTTTTAGTAATATTGAATTTGCCATCTTATTTTTCCATTTTTAAAACGAACCGCCATCTAGCAGTTGACCGTTGTTTGTCATTCTTACCCACGGAGTCCAAGTTCCGTTCCACAGACTACGATTGTACTGTATTTTTACATCAGCACTATCAATAGTACCTGGATAAAATATCTGTTCCGTAGTTTGAGAATTGCCTGTGCTAGTTTTTACTTCCAATAACCCAACAAAAACCAAACTGTCTAACGGTGGACCACTTACTCCGCTCCAACTAGTTCTATTTACCGTATAAACGCCCATTTGAGTAAGTGCATTCCAATTATTAGGATCGTTTCCTCGATCAGCCATGACGCTGGTCATAAACGATCCGTCACCGACAAAATAATTTGTTGAATTAATGTTACCAGATACCGCTAATACATTTGAGTTTTTGTTAAATGTAAATCGAGTGGACGCATCAATTGCACCATTGGTGTTAAACAACACTTCGGTGGTTGTTCCAGGGACTGTGATATTACCAGTAATGTTACCAACCACATTACCTATGAAATTAGGAGCGGTGATATTACCAGTTACATTTAATAAACCAGTTATGTATTCGCCAGTTGAAGCAAATACTGCCACGTTTGGTGTGCCGCCAACACTTACTGTTATATTTGCACCCGGAGAAGCAATGTTTACATTAGATGTACCATTATTAATATTAGCAACTGATGTAATAACACCGCTTAAAAATACGCCATTACCTAAAATATAGTTGCCCGATACATTACCAACAGCCGAAACATTGCCGCCTACTGTGAGTACATTTGAAACTTTGTTAAATGTCAGTCCCGAACTGGCATCGGCAGAATCATTGGTGTTAAAAATAACCTGTGTGTTGTCTCCCGGAACAGTGATATTACCAGAAATATTACCAACTACATTACCTATAAAATTAGGTGCAGAAATGTTGGCTAAAAATGTAGTTGGGCCCAAAACATCAAGGCCGCCGGTGCCAACAAACACTGTGCTAAAACGTCTATCAACTGTGCCTAAATCGTATACATCGTCGGTTCTTGGAACCAAAGTACTATTAAATTGAACATTACCAATACCGTTGCCAGCAAGGATCAAATCCATGTTAGTAACTGTTGTGGATATTACATTGTTGGCAATAATTACATTTGTACTAACAGGGCCTACTGCCCATACATTAGCAAAATTGTCGTTGACTTCTTGGAACGCTTGACGTAAGGAGTCCCCGGTTCCGTCATTAGCAACTGCGCCAACGTTGATTACCTGCTGAGGAGTATTTGCCATCTTTTGTCCTTTCTAATATTTAGCAAAGACAATGTTTAAAAAATCTTAGCGCATTGTTAACGAGTGTTGATTTAAAAACTCATGCAATGAAATGTGTTCCAAGTTACTAAATCTATCAAATTCTGAAATGGTTCCTGTTGTTTCGCCTTTAACTCTAATGAATCTACAGCGCGGGAAATCCTGGACAATTGTTTTGATTTGCTTGATCCAGTTGCCAGTATAAGTCGGGGTCGCATTCATTGGTTTGTAAAACTCGGTTCCAGCATAAACATTGTTAAATTTTTGATCTGTATTTGGAGCCATGTCAAACCCTAAAAGATATATGACATGATGTTGGTCAATTGCGGCAAGACCCACTGCAATTGGGCCTGAACTGTATCCAAAATATTTGTCTGGAACTGGTAATGCACCCGATCCAGGTGTGGGTTTTCTCGTATAAAATTTGTTTAGTTTACTGTAGCCAGACTCTTGAATTTTAGTTGCTATAGGTCGGTCTGTGGATACTAGTGCGTCGGGCGTAAACTCTCTATAAAGAGCATTACATCCATAAACTTTTCCAAGTTTTTGTAGGTCGTCTGGGCTTATAGCTTTTCGACTTACTCCGTTACCTAATACAAATGCTATAGTCATAAAAAATCCCCGCAGTATATAGCTGTGGGGATTTAGAGCAATTACAAATTAAGAAGTGTAATTCTGAATAATTGCTAGGCCTACTAGGTTTTGTTGACCAGTTGCATTTGCGGCGCCAGTAGTACCTGACTTAATAACTGTGCCTTCGTCTGTGAAGAAGTTGGCTGCATAGCGAACATCGGCTAACACAGCTGATGCTGAGTATGTTGAACCACCGGTCCAGTCAAGCATCCACTTGTTGGTTAGTTTGCTGAGATACAACTCAGAACTGTCATCTTGCATCCAAGCAATACTCATGTTACCAGCAGTTGGACTTGCGGCATTTGATAGAATGCAAACTCCAACTAAGTTAACAGTACCTGTTCCGGCACCTACAGCTTTGCAGGTAAAAATTGTACCAACAATTGCACCTACCGGAGCACCGCATGCTACCCAGTTTGTGGTACCCAATGAAGCGATTTGATAGGCAGCACCGACGACCATGCTTTCGTCTGCCACAGATGTTGTGTCAACTACTAGATATTTGTGAGCACCTTTCTGACGAATAATCGAACCGTCGTGTGCGCCGGCACCAGAACCGCTTGGTAGTGTGATATTCACAGTAACTCGTACCCGAGGATTTGTTGCAGTAGCTGCCGCGCTCGAAGTACCACCAACAACGCCCAAGTAATCAGCAGAACTCAATGTGCCAGTTGAATTGTAAACTGGATCAGTTAATGAGCCAAAGTTTGGATAACCAATGTCAATTGGTACAGCGGCACCGGGTGTGCCAACACCAGAATTTGTAGAATATTTTTGTATTTTTAGAGGACGTCCCATTTTGTTTTCTCCTTAAAGAAGTCCGATGCGGGTTCTAGCCGCTACGCTGTTGGGTTTAGTCATCAGCATAAAACGCATGATTGCGTTGACAAGTATTTATGTAAAAATTTAAAATGTTATTGCGCTGTGCTTAAATATTAGTATGAACACACCAGAATTAATTGATAAAGGTAACGAATATCGGTCGTTACACCAACCAGCAAAAGCATTAGAATGTTATGCACAAGCAATGGTACAAGATCCAGAATCATTTTCAGCATTTAACAATTACGGTAATGTAATGAGAGAAATTGGACATCCACGACGTGGTCTTCCATTTTTACAATATGCATCTGAATTAGACCCAACAAATGTTACAGCTAAATTTAACATTGCTATAAGCTACTTGCTCATGGGCGATTATGAACGCGGATGGCCTGCTTACGAGACACGATGGCATTATGAACACTTAGCTGGAATGGAACCAAAATTTTCTCAACCAAGATGGCAGGGTGAGGACTTAAAAGGAAAAACTATTTTAGTCGTTGGCGAACAAGGGCATGGGGATAATATACAATTTTTAAGGTTTCTAGTAGATTTGCACAATCAAGGCGCCACAGTACTATTACAGGTCACTAATGCATTGATACCGCTATTATCTCGTAGTCCAGTGATAAGTCGTGTTGGATCTTACAACACTGACATGGGGGAATTTGATTATTGGGTACCAATCATGAGTTTACCAGGTGTATTGGGCGTAACATTAGATAAAATCCCACGTGTACAAAATTACTTAACAGCCGATCCAGATCAAATTAAAGTATGGCAGGAACGTCTTGGGCCAAAATATAAAATGCGTGTAGGGTTTGCGTGGACTGGGCGTAAAGATTCTTGGCTCAATCAACATAAAAGTGTGCCATTTGAAGTTATGCTAGAAATGATCAAAGCAAATCCACAATACGAATGGATCAATCTACAAATAGATGGTAGCGAAGCAGAGGAACTTGCGTTGGCAGAAGCTGGTGTTTCTAGATTCCCGGGCACAGTAGCCAGTTTTGCCGATAGTGCCGCATTAATGATGCATTTAGATGTAGTTATTGGTGTCGACTCTGCTAATAGTCATTTAGCAGGTGCGTTAGGTAGACCCACATGGATTATGTTAAACAATTACGCTACTGACTGGCGATGGTTAGTAGATCGTGACAGCTCTCCGTGGTATTCGACTGTTCGATTATTTAGACAACCATCAATGGGTGATTGGCGCTCAGTTACTAAAAAAATTGGCCAATACTTGAGTTGGTTTAAAATTTAACAATTTACAGTCAACAAAAAAGGGCCTTGCGGCCCTTTTTGTCCTTCCCATCCCTTGGGTTGGATTCTCTGATTAGGAGAATGACAAGTTGCTAACAGCAATCTCACCTAGGTAGTCGGCAGCGTTACCGAAGCTAGATGCAGTGTTTGTCAATTCAATGTAACCATAACGTGTCATGAATGATACGACTGGTTCGAATGTTGACGGATCTAGAACAACACCACTGCTCATCAATGGAATGTATGGGCAGTAGAATGCGGCTGCG